GAAACAAAGTTTCGGGCAATTAAGAAGAAAAATGCTATAGACAAGCATAAGAATCTTATATATAATATTGCATCAGCTAAGAAATTAGATGATGACAATGGAGAGTTAGATTATGATTACGCGACAGTACTCAAAATCAAACGACGTTAATACTAAACATACAATTTATACACCGCTAATACGAAAGGCAAATTATGGCATTCACATCACTATCTGATCTAAGAAAATCCCGCGGCGGATTTGACTCCCTCATGAAAGAGGTAGAAAAGATCGCAAACCCCCAAGCAGAATCTCGTGGCGCTGATGATCGCTTCTGGTCTCCAGAAGTAGACAAGGCAGGCAACGGTTATGCTGTCTTACGATTTTTACCTGCACCTAAAGGCGAAGACTTGCCCTGGGTTAGAGTTTGGAATCATGGATTCCAAGGTCCAGGAGGAAAATGGTACATCGAAAATTCCTTAACTTCTATAGGTAAAGCAGATCCTGTTTCTGAACATAACACAGAACTATGGAACTCTGGTTCTGAAGCAAATAAAGAAATTGCTCGCAAACAAAAGCGTAAGCTAAGCTACACAACCAACATCCTTATTGTTAAGGATCCTGCTCATCCAGAGAATGAAGGTAAAGTATTCCTTTATAAATTTGGTAAGAAGATCTTTGATAAGATTAAGGACATGGCTGAACCACAATTCCAAGATGAAAAACCTATTAATGTGTTTGATTTTTGGGAAGGCGCAAACTTCAAGTTGAAGATTCGTCAGGTTGAAGGTTATCGTAATTATGATAAGTCAGAATTTGAAGCAACAAGCAACATTGCTGAAGATGATGCTGACATTGAGAAAATCTGGTCTAAGCAACATTCATTGACACAGTTTTTGGATGAGAAACACTTTAAATCCTATGACGAATTAAAGAAGAAATTCGAAATGGTTATGGGATTAAGTGCCGGAGCTGTTCCGGGTAAGCGTGCTGAAGAGATTGATCTTGACGAACAAGTATCAGCTCCAAAGCCAAGCCTATCTCCAAAGGCAGAAAAAGCGCCCGTTAAGGCGCCTGCTAAAGAAGTAGATTTTGAAGATGATGATGAGTCTTTATCTTACTTCGCAAAATTAGCAGAAGATTAAAATATCTTCTTTTAATTAGACCCCGCTTCGGCGGGGTTTTTACTTATCCGTAAGCAGCATCGTGTAGCCTACCATTATTTCTAAAATAATCATTTATTGCTGTAGATGTATTTCTCGGCGAAGCGGATCCAAAACCAATAGGAGCAGGATCTGAACCACCCCCGGTATTAGTATTATTATTAGTAATAATGATTGGCTGTTCTTTTTTACTGTCTGCCAATGCCATTTTTGTGTCGGTTACTTCGTTAAGCATTCCCATTTTATCATTTTTCTGTTGGTTGACCCCAGATTTCTTTTCCGGAGCCACCTTTGGTTCTAAATTATAATTTGGGTTTTGTTTGATATAATCTTGATTCTTCTCTTGCTGAAGCCACTCTAATATCGATTTATTTTTTTCTTGAGATAGGTATCCAGGATCACTCAAATTTGGATCTTTATAGCGTTTTTTCGCCCATTCTAAAGCTTTCGGATCAATCTTCTCAGCAGCTTTTAGTCTTTCATTTTCTTCTCGTTTTTTAGCAGATAATGCCTTTGCTTGCGCCCTGCTATCATTTTTCATTTGATCGTTAAAAGTGCTTTCATTTTGGTTAATATTAAGCTCTGCAGCTGTTTGGTCAAGTTTGTTAGCAAGCGGATGCCGCTTTGTTGGGGCGTCAATATCGAGTACCCTGTTTAAATCTCCCACAATAGCTGGCGTGTCGTCTTTCTTAACTTCAGCTTTTAGCTTTTTTTCGGACGCGACCGGGGTTATCTTATCTAGGCTAATTACTGGAGCAGGCGCCGCTTGTCTAACTACTTTACCATCTTTATCTATATTTGTATTTGTGCCATCTTTAATTTTTTCATTAAGCTCGTTAATTTGTTTGGGTGTAAGTGTATTTGTGGGCGCGCCAATTTCCTTGCGCTGTGTCACTTTGCCCTCGGCAGATCTGCTTGCTTTAGCTGCTGCTTCTTCCGCTTCTTTTTTCTTCCTTTGTTCTTCAAAGTACGCATCTGTTTCAGGTTTAGACTGGTCGGCTGCAACTATTGATCCTACCACAGCAGTAGCTAATGCAGTGCGGGGGTCCCGGAAGAGTCTGGAGAGCCCTGGCTTATCCATAAGGTTTGGTAGCTTGCCACCCTTGCCACCCTTGCCACCCTTGCCACCCTTGTCATCCTTGCCGTCTGGTCCTCCCAGGGGAATATCTACTCCAGGGCCACTCATGCCGCTCATATTATCTATAGAAGACGCTAAATTTGCAAAACCCTGTTCCAACGCTTCTTTCAAAGTTTTACCTAACGTATCAAATTGAGGTTTTAATGCCGCAGCTATAGAAGCGCCTATGGCAATAGCTAATTTCTGATTGTTATTTAATTTGCCTTCTTTTTTATTATTTTTTTCTTCAGTTTTATTTTCTTTTTCAGTAGTATTTGCTTCAGGTTGTTCTATATTTTTTAAATTATCATTTAGATTGTCTACATTAGTAAGAGTTTTGTCTGCAATAGATTGTAATGCTTTAGAATTTTCCGTCATCTGTTCCTGATATTTAGAATTACTAACCATACTATTTAGTATGGTTCTTAAAGTATCAGTTTCATCTTTTGGTTTTTTTTCTTTTTCTTTTTCCGTTAACGCAGGTTCCTGCGATCTATCTATAGGTTCTTGTTTTTCTTTTTTAAAACTATCCTTAATTTTAAGAAATTGTTTAGTAATAGAATCCTCTATTTTATCTGCTAGATTATCTATAAGTAAACCGGGCACATCTTTTATTTTAGTATCACCTTCAATTCTATTATCTTTCTTTTTAGTTTTCTTTTCCACTCTTTCTTCAGCAGTCATCATCCTTGCAATTCTGTCAACAAGTTTTTCCATTACTCTAGTTTGTCTATCTATTTGTGCGCCTTGCTCTCTCAAATTTTCTAAAATAGATTTGTCGGCAGTAGACATAGATTGTGGATTTGTTGGTAGCATTATAGATTATCCCTGAAATTTCTTTGTTTTATCTTTTCGTTTTCTTCGTTGATTTGTGTAATAATTAATGATATATAAGTGTCTCTTTCCCATGGTATCATATCTTCTATTTCTGTAAGAGAATAATTATATTTGGTTATCATAGTAGAATTTAGCGTAAAATAATTTAACAACCCCTCATGGGAAAGGGTCAGACGAAAAAATTCTGCAAACCCTCAAGTTTTAATTCATTATGTGCGCCGCATTCGTTACAATCCTGTTCTATATTCTGAACCAATTTCGGCATAGTTAAAAAGAAGTTTTCTATCATCTCAAACTGATTTTTTGAGAAAGAGTTTACAAATTCCAATAGCTCTTCTTTAGTATACTCTTCATATACAGTATCTTCGGTGTATACGGCTTTTATACATTTACTTAATAATTCGACTATCCTGTCAGATTTAAAATTTTGATAGATATCAATCATTTCATCAAATTTAGGATATCTCATTTCAATAATAATTTTATCAGTTAAATTAATTTTTGAACTGTGTTCTGGAGATTTTTCGACTTCGGCTTTTGTTAAATTTAAATCAAACGATATTTGATTATCACAATTATTACAATTTAATAAGAGATTAGTAATCTCTCCTATCGATTTTGCTCTTATATTTAAAAAGATATATTCGATATCAAAATTTGCAAGTGCGTCTATTTTTAATTTGTTGAATGTACAGGCATCAACCAATTCCGTAACCACTCGATTTATTTCTTCATTTTCCGAATCTAAAGTTGTTAATAGTATTTTATATTCTTTTACAAGAAAGGGTCTAAATTTTATTTTATCCCCAGTAGAAGGTAAAATCAATTCATATGTAGGTGTTTGTAATTTTGGTAAAGACATAATATTCCTTGTTTGTTATTGTAGATTCGGTTCAATTGGACTATATTCTACAGATTTAGTTATTGGACTTCCCTGAATTAATTTTCTATAAGCAAATGTTACACTCATTTTATGAGCAGTGCTTTGAGAACTTTGATCCAATTCCATCATTCCTATATTTCTAGGAAAAGCATTTTCGAGTACAATCCGATAAGGTTGTGTCTCAAGAGTCGTCTCAAGGATTCTCGTCCCTCTAGCAACAGGGAATTTCACTTCATTAATTTGATTAATTACTATACTTGTGGTATATGAAGTATCTTCATGATCGTAATTTGCATGAAATTGAAATGGATCTATTATTTTGTGCATCCATACATCAAAAAAAGATTTTACATTAAATTTACCATCTACTAAAAAAGTAAGGGTAATTCCCTCTCCACCGTAATCTATATTAACTGGTCTTTTATATGTTGGACCAGTTATTCTTAAATCTTTCACGCCAATATTTTGGCCAGGAAAAGATGCAGTCTGACAATATAAATTAATTAATTGCGGTATTGCACTTACTCCATCTAATTTTGAGTTGGTCATACAGGGTGGTGCATAGATTTCAACAGAAAATCTATTAGGGCGCGCAACACCGGAAGTACGTATCTGAGAAATAAAATTTTCTAAAGCTGATGGCATTATTGTTACCTATATTTTCTTCGAAGTGTCCCGCCAAACTTTTGCCTTTGACGGATCGTTTCCTGAATCAGATTTAAATCTTTCAACAGGTAACATAGATGCAGTGATCCAATCTGTATAATTTATTTTTAAAAATCTTGATCTTAAATGTGAGGTTAAGTAATGTTTAACACAGGCAGTTGCTGCTAAATACTTAGATGAACTATTTAGTATTTGCCAGGATATTTGTATTCTTGTATTTTCAGTTATTCTTTTATCTAATGTCAATTTGTTTAATTCGCCCAATAGATTGAATCTTGCAAGATACGGTAGATAGTGAAGGTTAATACCTAGAAACCCATCTTTTACAATTTGAAAAGGTAATACTAAGGGAACCGCGTCATAATAGGGCAAAGTCTTTTTAAGTTTTGGATCGTACATAAACAAGTACATTTCACCTGGGCGTATTCTTGAAGTTAATTTTTCATTTCTTAGTATTTGAGTACCGGATAAGTTAGATCCAAGATTTTTAACTTGTTCTCTATACCAATTGTATGACTTTTCAGTGTCACCTGCTTTCATACTAACAGTTTGGAATATATTATCTGCCATTAATTAGTCCTAAATCCTTTTCGGTTAATACCATAAATTTCATATTTCTGTCCTGACAAAATTCGAATGCTGCTTTCCATTTAGCTTCATTTACACCATATTGAAATACTTCATCTATGAATGCTTTTGTTTTCCTTGCAGGGATAGTTGGGGGTTTAGTGAATCTTTCAGGTTTTATTTCTATTAGGTATTTCTGTAATCCTCCAGTTTTATCCAATACTTTGATGTAGAAATCTACAAAATATCTGTGCACTTTTTTATCCAATGGAGAAATATATGGCACAATTACCGTTTCAGATCCCCATTCTTGAACAGAAGAATTTGAATCACACCATTTCATAAAACGCAATTCCCATAAGGAACGATATACAATATTGTTCACATCCCCTCTATATTTCGAAGGATTCTTGGTTCTAAACTTACCCTTATAGGTTTTGGTATATAGCATTTAATATAAATAATAGTGTCCCAACAATATTTATAAAGAAATATATGTCTAATTTAGGTAGCGCATCTGAAATAGAAGATTACATAACAAAAAATTTTAAAAATCAATATCTAACAGATTATAATGTTGGTGCGTTAGAGTATCCAGAAGGTCTGCGGGAAAAACCAGATTTACAAAACTATGTTGCATTTTTTATCAATACTAGAGATAAAGCAAAAACTGGAAAGAATAACGAGCAACGATCATTTTTCGTAAGCGACGCCAAACAAAAAGAAATAAACGCATTAAATAATCGTGGTTCTAGGTTAGCACAAGATCAAATTTTTTCTGGAGGCCAAAACGTATTAGATAATGCAGGAACTATTGCAGCGGGAACCGCTGCTGCTGTTGCAATTGGAAGCGGGTCTAAGGTTAGAGATTGGAAAGGTCTGGTGTTAAAAACCATAGGCGCAGGGGTTGCAGGGGCAGCTATATCTGAAATAGTACAAGCAATAGATTTACCTGCTTTTAAATCAGGTAGTACATCTAGACTTACTGATGTAATTACATTACATGTATCAGAAAAACCCGTGGTTCAATATGGAGTAAACTATACTAATAAAGATATAGGTGCCATAGCAGGCATATTAATTCAAAGTTCTGCTAAAACAAAACTTGAAAGTCTAGGGGATGCTGAAACGCGGGCAAGAGCACTTGCGGAAATAGCTAAAATTCCTACATTAAAATCTGGAGGAGGAGGAGTTATTTCTGATTTATTAGAATTAAGTTCTAGAACAAAAACGAATCCATTTAGAGAAGTGTTATTTGAATCTGTTAATTATAGAACATTTCAATTTAATTATAGATTTTTACCAAAAACCCCTCAAGAAACTGACAAGGTAAAAAATATTATAGCCACATTTAAAAAACATATGCATCCAGAACTTTCCGCAACTAAATTTTTTTACATATATCCTTCTGAATTTGATATAAAGTATTACTATAAAGATAAAGAAAATAATTATTTACATAAATTTGCCAGATGCGCCTTAACAGATCTAGTTGTTGATTATGGCGGGGACCAATTTGTAACATTTCCTGATGGTGCTCCTATTGAAATCGGAATGTCTCTTAAGTTTCAAGAATTAGAACAGATGACATCTGAAGGAATACAAGCAAATGGCTACTAATTTTTTTGAGAACTTTCCGAGAATTGCTTATACCTTAGATGATAATCAGTCCGAACAGGTAATACAGGATATATTTAAGAGAGCAATTTTATCTAAAGAATTTCAGGATAACAATTCCTATTTTGAAACTTATGAGGTGTTGGGTGGGGAAACCCCCGAACAATTATCTTTTAGATTTTATGGCACACCTAATTTGCATTGGTTAATATTACTAACGAATAATATTATAGATCCTAGATTTGAATGGCCTCTTAGTCAGGATAATTTAATAAAACAAACACAAAGTAAGTATGGCACCGAAAGAGATATTTTTACTACTAATAGAGCGGTAAATGCAAAAGGATATCAGGTCGACACATTCTTTGTTTTATTGGAAGACTCTACACACAAAAATCCAAAAAGATTAATCATAGAAACTCCCGATGATGGTGGTATTAATACACCCATTGCATATAAAGAATCGGAAATAGGAACAGATTTTCAAAGTAATTATGAGGTAGAGGAATTAACTAATGAGAGTTATAGATTAATTAAAATCTTAAAGGCACCTATTGTTGAGAGAGTTCTTGCAGATTATAATGCATTAATAAATCAATAATGTCTCAAGAAATATTACAAGCCCCCGGGCAAATAGAAATAAATGAAATCAAGTTAATTTCATTAAATAAAGGTATAAGTATAAGTCTTTTAGATTATCTTGTAGAAATTAATCTTTATGAAAGCGTATTCGATCCTATTGTTACAGGATCAATAATTTTATCTGATAGCAGAAATTTAACCTCACTTTTTCCATTAATAGGAGATGAATATCTTTTTATAAATGTAAAAACCCCCAGCTTAACTGACAAAGATAGTATATATAAAACTTTTAGAATATATTCATTAGAAAATAAAAATTATGTGAACGATAGTAGTACAATAATTTATGAATTAGGTATCATGTCTACTGAGGGATTTAATGATGTGTTAAATCCCATATACAAATCTTTTGAAGGAACTCCATCAAAAGTAATAAACGATATTTTTATAGATTACATACAAGCTAATAGGAATATAATTACAGGACCTAGCATAAAGACTACTTTAACGTTTTTAGAATATCCAAAAAATATACTAAAATTTATTAGTCCCGGGTGGACACCAATCCAATGTATTAATTGGTTGGCAGGAAAATGCTTACCATCTGCAGGAAAAGCTGCAAATTTTTTATTCTGGGAAACTACCAAAGGATTTTATTTTGGTAGTATGGATAGTATATTATCCAATTTAGAGGCATTCTCAATAGGTGAATATGTTTATTCTGAGGCATATATAAAAACTTTATCTGTAGATGAAAAACACAAGGCTATGTATGCGATAAAATCCTTATCTGTGGAAACCGCAGTAAATCAATTGGACAACAGTAGACTAGGATATCTTGCAAGTTCTTTAGTAGATATCGATGTGTACAACAAAACATATGAGATAAAAGAATATGAACATCCCGAGGAATTTGACAAATACGCACATCTAAATAGTAAAGATTCCTACCCAATGTTTGATAAGAATATATTAAGAAATCCATACTCATACCAAAAAACTAATTATAGTACTCCTAAATTATTCACTAAGGTGGAAAACAATTTTGATCAAATACCAAAGGTTACGTTTGGTAATAGAAGATCAAATTTGCTGGAATTAAATAATTTTAAAATGGAAATTGTAATTCCCGGAAGAACGGATGTAGAAGTAGGAAACATTATAAAAATAATTTTTCCAAAAGGAGAACCGGGTGCACCTACATCCGAGGATAAAACATCCTCAAAACGAGATGAGGCATATACCGGGTATTACCTAATAACAAATTTATCTCATAAAATAAATCCAAAAACACATTATATTACTATGAATGTGGTTAAGGATTCTTTTTCAAAGACAGAATATAACAAGGCTAGAAAATGATATTTGGTAATAATGAGCTTGTCTGGTGGACTGGAGTTGTTGAGGATAGAGACGATCCAGAAAAACTAGGAAGATGCCGGGTAAGAGTATTCGGTCATCATACTGCGGATACTACAGCATTGCCTACCTCAGATTTACCATGGGCCCTACCTATGCAGTCTATAACATCTGCAGCAACGTCAGGAGTAGGTTCTGCACCTGTAGGTATAGTACCAGGAACTTGGGTTGTGGGTTGGTTTATGGATGGATCGGAGATGCAACGCCCGTTAATTATAGGAACACTTGCGGGCAAACCCTCTCCGTCTGTAGCATCATTGGTTAGACAAGCACAGGATAAATCCATAAATAATGTTGTTAAAAGTTCCGGCGGGGAAGCTTTAGTTAATCAGGATAATACCTATGTGGTAAAAACTGACAAAAATTCTCAACCTAATTTAGGTCCGTTGACACAAACAGATTTAAATACATTTCTTAAAACATTTTCTGAAAAAGTATCAGGTGGAAATTATGCTAAGGAAAGTTCTGCAGGAGATTTAGGTAAGTATCAGTTAAGTGTCAATGCTTTAATTGATTTGGGATATGTTAAAAGATGTCCGGAAGATATAGTTTCAGCTACATGGACTGCTGATTCTAATAATTGGACAGGTAAGGATGGCATAACAAGTAAAACAAAATTTTTAGAAGATACTGCAATACAGGAATCTGCAGTTGTTGCGGCATCCAAAATTAATTATAATACTCTGTTACAAATGGGAAAAATTTCAGATAAAGATGATCCAAAAGATGTTGCTGGATTATTAGCCACATCATTAGCAATGGGTGTAACTAATGCAGACAAATTAAATAAAAAAGATATTAATGGAAAATTAGCTAAGGATTATTTTGTTGCCGTTAATACTGCTCTAGGCGGAAATGCAAGAGATTTTGAATATAAACTAGACGCCGCAGGTAATTTTTTACCAAGTACAAATAATACAAATACAAACAATGCTGCTTTAAATAATTCTGCTTTAAATAATATAAAAGGATTTCAAGATCCAAATAAAAAATATCCAAGCTTAGATTATACGGGGGTTAGTGATATTAATAAATTAGCAGTCGGTGATGTAACACATAAAAGTTTTAACGTAAAAAAGAATAAGAAAATAGACAATATTCAATTAGCCAATAGTAAACAAACATGGAACGAACCCGACTCTGCGTATGGTGCGGGATACCCGTATAATCAAGTTACAGAAACTGAGGCCGGGCATTTAATAGAATTAGATAGCACACCGGGCGCAGAAAGAATACATATATTTCATAAGACAGGCACATATATTGAGATTGACGTAAATGGATCAATGGTGAGAAAAACCGTAGGTGATAATTATGAGGTTATAGATCGTAATAATCTAGTATATGTTAAAGGGGCTCAATGTATAACGGTCGAAGGCAAAACTAGTATATTAGTTAAGGATGACGCAAAAATTCAAGTAGAGGGTGACCTGGCAGTAACAAGTCATGGAAATACGTTGGTACAAAGTGCCGGCCAAACAAGTATCATATCCGAAAATTTAAGGGTTACCGCAGCTAAGAGTTTTAGTCTAGTATCCGAGGGTCCCATTAGTATGCAGGGTAAAGGAATAAATTTTTACTCCAAAGATGGAGATATTGTTCAAAAAGCTTCCGGAGATTTCTTAATGGAATCTGGTAGAGCATCTACTATGAGTATAAACGGGGGATTAGAAACTTTAATAGAAGGCGCTACCGTAAAACAACAATCAGGTGCCGTGAGTATTCAGCAAATAGATCGTCCAATAGATAAATTACCTGAGAAAAAATCACCAGATAAAACACCTATTCCTTTATTACAAAGAGAGGTAGTATCCAAAGCAACATTCTACCATGACGCCGGGGATGCGGGAACAGATGCCTATAAATTAAGCTTAGAACAACTAGGTTTAATTAACACTAGTATTGTTCCTAAAGTAGTTGAGGGTGAGGCAATACTTTCTGCAGCTACTCCTGTAATAAAAGTAAATGATGCGGATATTAATAAATTTACATTCTTCCCAAGATCATTTATATTATCAATAAAGATAACAGAATATTTACGTTGGATGATATGTTAAAAGATGGCGGGTTGGTTGCTCAACGAGGATTGACAGAGAAACAAATAGTATATAACTTAAAACAATTAACTGTAAATTGTTTAGATCCTATTAAGGCAAAATTTCCTGATATGAAAATTAATAGTGTGTTTAGACCAGTAACAACTATAGTTACTGGGAGTAATTCTGAGACAAGTGATCATGGATTAGGTGCGGCTGCAGATATAAAATTTACAAATACTAGATTTAAAGATTACAGCGACATAGCTCAATGGATAGTACAAAATATTCCACATAGACAAATTATTCTGGAATATGCGTTTGAGTCTGGAAATAATAAATTAAGATCGGCGTGGATACACATTGCGTTCTTAACTGCAAACGGGGCAATAGTTAAAACATCCAACCCTCCAGTACAGACATTTGCTAATCATACACCTGTTTCGAAATCTTTGGTAAATTTAGCATAATAAATATCTAATATGGCAACCAGTAAACAAATAAAACAATTTACAGATTTGGATTTATCCTTTAAGATTAATCCATTTACTAAAGATCTTTATCTTAAAACAGATGAGGATGCAGTAAAAACTGCGATTAAACATTTAATTAGAACTAAGAACTTTGAAAGATCTTTTCATCCAGAAATAGGAACACAAATACATTACTTATTGTTTGAAAATTTTTCCTCCGCAGCCAAACTTGCAATGGAGCGAACAATAATTGATTCTATAGAAAAATATGAACCTCGTGTTAGATTAATAGACGTACAAATAGAAGAATCAGTTGATACGAATGATTTGATTGTTAATATTATTTTTGCTTTAAAGAATACTAGTAATCCGGTTACAATTTCAACACTAATAAGTAGAGTAAGATAATGGCAAATTATAGAATATCAGAATTAGATTTTGATGGAATCAAAAATAATTTAAAACAATTCTTAACAAACTATAGAGATAAAGATAATAATCTTGTTTTTAAAGATTATGATTTTGATGCATCTAGTTTGTCTATACTATTAGACCTCCTATCGTATAATACTCATTATAATGCGTATCTTGCCAATATGGTTGCGAATGAAATGTTTTTAGATTCTGCAGTTAAAAGACAATCCGCAGTATCTATTGCAAAACATTTAGGATATACTCCAATGTCCTTTAGAAGTGCAAAAGCAAAGTTATCCTTCTCCGTGCCCGATCCTGTAGATAATCCTACTACTTTAACATTGCCCAGATACTCGAGATTTACTACAGATATAAATGGCACAAATTATACTTTTGTAAATTTGGATCCAATCACAATTAAACCAATAGATGGATTATACAATTTTACCGATATCGAAATAGTAGAAGGCGAACCTTTACAATATTCTTATAGAGTAGATTTGTCTGGTCCATCCGAAAAATATACTATACCCAATGTAAATGTAGATACTACATCTATACGAGTAACAGTACAAAATTCTTATACGGATACTACAACAGAACAATACACACTTGCAAATGATTTATATGGTATAACTCCCACATCCAAAATATTTTATCTGGAAGAAAATCCTTCCGGATATTTTGAAATATTTTTTGGTGATGATAGTTTAGGCAAAAAATTAAGCTCAGGTAATATAGTAATAATAGAATACTTATCAAGCAACGGTGATATTTGTAACGTATCAAGTACAATTACGCAAAACTTTTCGTTAGGTGCTTCTATAGGCGGCGTAATACTTGGAACTAGTATAACAGCAACTACAAATTCTTCGGGTGGAGATGTTAAAGATACTATTGATGAAATAAAATTTAAAGCCCCAAGATTTGCATCCTCTACCAATCGAGCAGTTACTGCTACAGATTATAAAGCTATAATAGAAGCAAATTATCCCTTAGTTGAATCTATTTCAGTTTGGGGAGGAGAAGATAACGATCCCCCCATGTACGGTAAAGTTATGATATCGTTAAAACCGTATGAAGGGTATGTTGTTAGTGATACCGTAAAAACAAATATAACTAAAAATATTTTGGCAAATAAGAAAGTAATGTCAATTATTCCTGAATTTGTGGATCCAAAATATCTCTACATCAACATAGATTCCAAGGTTAAATTTGCAGCAAAAAATTCTAAATATAGTGCTCCGCAAATAGAATTATTAACTAAACAAATTATTAATGATTATTTTAAACAAGAGTTACAAAAATTTAATAAAAATTTTATTTATTCTAAATTATCCAAGTTAATAGATTCTATTAACCAATCTATTATAGGTAGTGTGTTAAATATAAAACTACAAAAAAGAATACAACCCATAATAAACGCAGAAAATGGGTATGCTGGTAGCAACGTAATTAAATTTGCCAATAAATTAGTTACAGGTAGTATAGCATCTACTGCATTTTACTATGATACTTCTACTACAGGTAATATTACTATAGACAAAGTTTATATTCAAGATACGTTATCTACAAATACAACAAGTAGTTTAAATTTAATTGATTTTTATTCAAATCAAATTTTAGTTAATGGTATTGGGACTGTGAATTATTCTACCGGAATCTTATCATTCAGCAGTTTAAATCCTGCAGGATATGTTGAAAATTCGTCTGATATAAGAATATATGCAAAGGCAGAGGAATTGGATGTAACATCTACAAATGATATGATATTGGTAGTGGACGATACCGCAACAAATACAGATGTCAAGCGAATATCCGGATTAACGGTTACAATACTAACAGAATAATATGGCGTACGAAACACTTCCTAGTTTGGAAACATTACTTGGGCCATTAAAATTATATGGTCAGTCTAAACCCGGTCAAACTAATGGTAATCTAACTGGTTGGTTTTATCCGTTATACCTAACTAGGAAAGAAGCAATACAAGCAGATATAGAAAAAGGCGGCAACGGCATATATCAAGTAATAACTTTCTATTATAAAGACGGAGAATTTTATGTGCCAGATAGTTTTGGTAATTATGGTAACAGTAAGGAACCGTTAGTATACACATTATATGCGGGAGCAGGTGCAGAAAATCCTTTTAATAATATAAAAAATAGATTATCTCTGTTAGTAGAAACTCAGTTACCAGAATTTGTACAAACAGACTATGGTAGGTTTATAACTTTTATAAAAGCATATTACGAATTTTTAGAACAGAGAAACGAAGCTCAGGAACTATTACAAAATATAGGCAAATATGCAGATAT